ATATTGGTCCAATTGGTCTTAAGGGCGAAAAAGGTGATAGGGGTGAGAAGGGTGATAGAGGAGAAAAGGGTGAAAAGGGAGACAAAGGTGATCCTGGAAAAGATGCCGATTTAAAGTCAATTGAAAACTCTCTTAATGAATTTAAAAATACTGTAAAGAATGATTTACAGAAATATAAGCAACAGGTAACTCAATCTGTTTCAAAATCTTATAGTGGTTGGGGTGGTGATACAGGCGGTGGTTCTTATTGGTTGAACGATTTAGGTGATACCGATAAAGAAAGTTTGAAAAATGCCACCAATCTACAGGTGCTAACGTATGACGCAACCAAAAAGAAATGGGTTGCAGCAAATCCTCAAGTAGGTTCAAACGAAAATATATTTTCAGGTTCTGTGGGACCAACAGGACCCACAGGTCCTTCTGGCGTTGCCGGATCAATAGGACCCACAGGACCTTCTGGTGTTGCTGGCGCCAGAGGCTCAACTGGTCCTACAGGACCATCTGGTGCCGCTGGCACTCAAGGTCCTACAGGTCCTTCTGGTGCCGAAGGTTTACAAGGTCCTACAGGTCCTTCTGGTGCCGAAGGTTTACAAGGTCCTACAGGTCCATCTGGTGCCGCTGGCACTCAAGGTCCCACAGGTCCCACAGGTCCCACAGGTCCATCTGGTGCCGAAGGTTTACAGGGTCCTACAGGTCCATCTGGTGCCGCTGGCACCACTGGCACTCAAGGTCCCACAGGTCCTTCCGGTGTTGCCGGACCAACAGGACCCACTGGACCTTCCGGCACTGCTTCTACTGTAAGCGGTCCAACAGGTCCTACAGGTCCATCTGGTGCTGAAGGTTTACAGGGAGCAACAGGTCCTTCCGGTGTTGCAGGTGTTCAGGGTCCTACAGGTCCTTCCGGTGTTGCCGGACCAACAGGTCCTACAGGTCCATCTGGTGCTGCTTCAACTGTAAGCGGTCCAACAGGACCAACAGGTCCTTCTGGTGTTGCCGGACCAACAGGTCCAACAGGACCATCTGGTGCCGCTGGCACTCAAGGTCCGACAGGACCAACAGGACCATCTGGCACCACAGATTATAATAATTTAACAAACAAGCCAACAATACCAACAGACATATCAGATTTAACGGATACCGAAGGCTTGCTAAATAACAACAGCGGTAGCGTAGGTTTTTCCAACGTATTCGTTTTAAGTACAACAACAAACAACCAAAATGAAACTGAGTTGTTCATTGATGGTATAAACAATCTCAGAATACCAGTAGCATTGAATACAACAATTGGATACTCTGTGGATGTTGTATGCAAAAGAACCGATTCTGCGGGCGATTATGGTTCGTGGGCAATTAAAGGATTAGTTTCAAATACAAACGACACGGTTTCTGATATTGGTTCACTCTATGAAATTGTAATCGTCAGAACAGATTCGAATATGTTAGTTGACGTTAGAGCAAACAATTCCACTGGAAGTATAGGCGTCTTTGTAACAGGCGTTTCAGGAAAAACGATTTCATGGAAAGCGGTATTTTCCGCCATAGAGGTGTAATATGCAAAGAACCAGAAGTGTATTGATTGATGCAACAGTTGGAACAATTTTAAGAAATGTGTCCTCGATTAACACATCAAATTCTGTGAACGTTATAGCAGGAAATAGACTAACGACAAGATCAATAACTGGCGGTAATTCTGTAATCAGACCAACAGTAAATGTTGGCGGCAAAGGTATGTTTTTTATAGCAGGAGCCTCTGTAACACAAATTATACTTTCTATCTCAAAAGTATCAAGAGGATCCGGTATTCAAGTTGTTGTTAAACAAGGATTAAATTATCAAACTTCTTCCGTTGTGGGTTCAACACTTACTTTACCTGTTGGTACACTAAGAAGTACACACAATTTACCGGTATCAATACCTGAAGGAAATTCTCTTTTTTTCGACATAGTTAGTATTGGTAGCATATACGCAGGCGCAGGCCTCACAATAACAGTTGCACACTACACTGGATAATAATTATGGAACAAATAGTAAAAGATCATTTCGGAAACAACAACATTTATAGATTCAATGGAAACAGAGATCGTTTATCCGAACTCGGAATACCGGTAAATTACATAATTGTACAGAATGAAATATACTTTGTTTCTGAAGAAACTTCTAATGATGTTAGAGTAGAACTTATGTATGCAAAGGAACCCGAATAATGTATGCAAAATTAGTCGTAGGCTCCACAGCTTTAATTGCACATCAAGCAATGCGAGACATTGCAAGGTTAATAGTTTCTTCTTCACCTTCACTGTCTTTGCTTGGAGCATTTGATGCAGTCAACTCAATCATTGTTGATAACACAGCATCTGGATGGAGTTATGTCGGAAGCACATCTTCACAAGATAGACCGACCATTGCTTCTGTTGGTACAGGCGTAACATACACCAACGACACAAACTTCAACTTTGCATTTTCGGCTCCATGTTTGGAAGGAAGCGCACTAAAATATGCAATACTAACTCTTACTTGGAGAAACGCAGCAACGAATACGAATAGATTGTTTCAATTGACCGGAGCAGAATCGGTAGATTCTCTTGGAGTTGCTACCAATGAAGGTCCAAGATATACCTATAACGCAGCAGCTACGTCAACAGTCGGCACTTACAATTCGATTAGAGTTGCTGCCGGAGATATTATTCATCTGATCGCTAATCCAAGACATATCACAATCATCAATGAGGGTCGTGGAATCTCTTCCATTTTCGAAACTACAATGACAGATGTACATAGATTTTATAATGAAGCCCCAGTCATTCAATACTGTCACTGTGACACTAGCAACCTCGCAAGAGGTACGAATATAATACCAGTTATTGCATCTACTGCAACAACTGGTGCTTTTATGGGTGCAGCATTTGCTGTTAATAACGTTTCGAATGGTACATTCTTTGGCACGTTAGATATAACATCTGGCGGAACACGTAATACCGGTTCATATTTCCACAACGCAGCAGACTTTAGGCAAACAACAATCACAACTAACGGAATGCCAAAATACCAAGTTTCTCCATTATCCTTTCAGATTGGTTGGCTTGGTTACCCAGTTCAATACGTTACTGGTGTAGTTCCTATCTATTTGACTGCACCTCAAATTGGTGTCAGTGGAGACTCTGTTGATATTAATGGAGACACTTACACATTCTTTAATGCTGGCGCCGGCTTTGGTGTTGCAATGCAATATTAAATATGTCCAGTCAAGCACTTAAAACCAATATTCTGTCGCTATCACCTTTGGTGTATTGGCCACTTGATGAGACTTCTGGATCATCATTTGCACAGTTGGGATCGAGTACGGTTGGACCAATGATTGCTTCTGGAACTTTCACACCAGCTGGACAACAATTAATTCCAAACGATAACACCAGCTTTTTACAGTTTGGATCCGGTTCTTCAGCAAATGCAACTAGAGGTAATATATCGGGAGCATTAGAAACACTGTCTATTTCATATATCATTAAATTCAATAACCCGATAAGCAGCACTTTATTGTATCCTATCGCATTTGGTGCAGTTGGTGAAACTCTTGCCACAAACTTTCTTTTACAACATATTTTTAATCCGTCATCTTCAAATTTTACCTATCTCTGGGAATATTCTGGAGGTACAAATGAACAGGTAGATATTTCATCGATACTCGACCTTAGATACCTTAACTCATCTTTAATTGATACTACATCGTGGCAGATTACCACCGTAAGAGACTCGGCTACAAAAACAATATTACTTTATATTAATGGTAGATTGATATCCACAAATACTTATACCAATAACCCTGCTGGAGGAACATCCGCTGCTGCTGTTTTTTCATTGGGCAATTACTCAGTATTTAGTATGGCATCAAATACAAATCTTTTTACAATGGGTCATGTATGCCTGTTCAATAGAGTCTTGACAACAAATGAGGTGCAAAATCTTGCAACATCATCAGGTCTAGCTGATCCTTTAACTGGACCCGTATTTGAAGTTATTAACAATACGGACATACTTGTGAATCCAGAAGTTTTGAAAGTTATGTATTGTGCAATAGATCCGCTTATTGATATTTCGGTTGCGTTCCCCGAAGACGCATATACGACCGAATTATAAATTTATTGACAATAAAATAAACATAAATACTAATTGCTAATATTATAATTGGAGATTAAAATGGAAGATGAAAACGTGCAAAATGTGGTCAATCATGCATTTAATGATAATGTGTCAGGCATGAGAGATGCATTGTATGATGCAATTAATGATAAAATTTTTGATGCATTGGAACAAAGAAAACAATACATCGCACAGAACCTAGTGAACGGTGCGAAAGGTATTGAGCAGGCCGAATTCGAAGATAACTCAGAGGTCGAAGAACCACAAAGCGAAGAATGAAAAGTTTAAAAGATTTTATACAGTCTAAGATAGAAGAAGATGGTTCACCGGATGTGAACCAAGACGGTATACTTTCGCCTTCCGAGTTGCATCAACACTTGGACATTCAAAAGCGTGGTATGGTAGACATGGGTGATTATGCTGCACACATTCTGTTTCATGCAAATCATCCGGAATATTTGTCACCATATATAGACAAATTCAATGACGTTCAACGCCGTCATGCAGCAGGGCAGGAAATGTGTGAACATGATCCTGTTATGAAGAAAATTAAATCTGGTTCTATGGCATTAAAAGCCACTTCTTATCCAGTTTATGAAGGTAAATTAGTAGAAGGTAAAGAACTGGATCCTCCTGCCGTTTTGATTATGCGTAGAAAATCTGTTCGCCAGTTCCCTAACGGTCAACGAGTTGCACTTTATTATGTTGATAAAATCAATAGGTATGTAACTGTACCCTATGAAGATATGCAATGGTCTGCAAATGAAGAAACTGTTCTAGACAAAATTAAACAGATCAAAGAGAACAATCAATCTATGACTGTTGAACATCTAGACGGATCAACTTCTGAAATTACTCCAAAAATTGCAACACAGATAATGGACGTTTATAAAAAAATTAACGAAGCGAACAAAGCTAAATTGGCAGACATGCTAGAAGCTAGTTCAAAACATTTCCAGGCTATAGTAAAGTTTTCTAAGGAATAAAAATGGCAAACGTATATGGAATTAACGTATTAAAAGACGATACACAACATGCAGTTATTAAACTGACAGCTAGATTTGATGGTACAGGTCAAGAATCAAATGCTGCACGTATCGTTGCTAACACATTGTATGGTGCATTGGCAACCAACGGATTCCCAGTTGCAAACGTATGGGGCGGTTCAGCAAACACAACACTCCCATATTACGGTTTATCTGTAAACAGAATGTGGTACGACACACCAGGTAATGCTAATACTGACGTAGAGTTATTTTGGTCTGCAACATCATCAAATACTATTTTCTATTTGAATGCAAACGGTGAGTATGATGGCGCAGGTAATTGGATTACGATTCCAAATCCTACAGCAGGTGCAGCAGGCTCTAATGGTAACATTGGTATCATTACAAGAGGCATGGGCGCAGGCGACAGTTATACAATCATTTTGGAACTACGTAAAGATAACGCACATTATCAGCGTGGTCAGTTTAATGATCCTGCTGCGTTCAACTATCCTCCTTACGGTCTAACTCCATAATGACTTTAGTTGAAGCATTGCTCTCTGGTGATTTAGTAAAAGCCAGAGAGTTAATGGAACAAAAAATCGAGCAACTGTTTGAAGAAAAATTAGAAGTAAGAAAACAGGAAATAGTTGCCGATTATTTTGAAGAAGGTGCTCCTCCTTATTTGGAAGAGTCCAGTAATGTTATGCGTATGGGTAGAGCGAAAGTCGTTCGAGTTCGTATTCGTGGTGGAAAAGTTCAAAGAAGAAGGAAAGTGTCTGCTGTAAAAGGATATACTTTTCGAAGTGGTAAACTGGTTAGAATGTCATCACGTGAACTCAGAAACCGCAAAATGGGTGCAAGAAGGGCTAAGTTTAAACGTAGGGGCAAAATGAGTCAAATTCTCCGCAAGAGAAAGATTTCATTAAGAAAAAGAAGGGCACTTGGTGTAAGATGAAACTCATCAAAGAAATTACAGAAACGGTAAGTTATATTACCGAAGATTCCGGAGGAAAAAAAGTTCTTCATATTGAAGGACCTTTTTTGGTTGCGGAAAGAAAAAACCGTAACGGAAGACTTTACGAATATAACACAATGCGTAAAGAAGTCTCTCGTTATAACGAAGAATATATCAATAAGAACCGTGCTTTTGGAGAGTTGGGTCATCCTGATTCACCAACAATCAATTTAGACCGTGTATCACATATGATTACTTCATTGCGTGAGGACGGTACTCAATGGATTGGCAAAGCAAAGATTCTTGATACGCCAATGGGTAACATTGCAAGAAACCTTATTGAAGGCGGCGCACAGTTAGGTGTTTCGTCAAGAGGTATGGGTTCTCTAAAAATGGTCAACGGCGTTAACGTTGTTCAACCCGATTTCTATCTGGCCACAGCGGCAGATATTGTAGCTGATCCTTCCGCACCTGGTGCATTTGTACAAGGTATTATGGAAGGAAAAGAATGGATGCTAGTAGACGGCAAATGGACTGAAGTACATCTTGAAGAAGCAATTCAACAAGTTAGAAAGGCTTCTCGTAAAGAAATCGAAACAGTTAGTTTGCAAATTTTCGAAAACTTCCTGAAAAAACTTTAATATATAAATACCAACATACCAAACCAAGGAGATTTTCAAAATGGTTAAAAAGTTCAATCTGTCCGAGGCTGCCGCTGATATTCTAAACAAGAGCATCGCCACAGGACGTTCAAGAGGTGACATGTCATCTCAACGCCTTACAACTTCTATTGTTCCAGGACAAAAAGAAGTTGGAGATATCGGCACTGAAGTCACTAAGACTACAGACGGTGCTCCACAAGCAACCAAAGGTTCACCAACAGCTACACCTCCAGGTGCTACACCTCCAGTAGGTGCTGAGCCAATGAAGAAGTTGCAGAAGCAACCTGCTGAAGATAATGCTGCCGATCAGGGTGACCCAGAAGGTAAGCCAGGTAAGCAGTTGATGCAAAAGAATCCAGGTGCCACATTCCAATCTTACGGCGGTCAAAAGAACGAAGAAGTCGAATCTGACGAAGAAGTCTTTGCCGAAGAAAAAGAAGAAGGCCACGAAGATGAAAAAGAAGATAAGAAAATGATTAAGGGTATGGTCAAAAAAGACGCTCTTAAGGAAGACATTGACGCTTTGATGCAAGGTGAAAACCTTTCCGAAGAATTCGTCAAGAAAGCTACCACAATTTTCGAAGCAGCAGTTATTTCTCGTGTAGAAGAAATTGCTGAAGAAGTTCAATCTCAACTACAGGAACAATTTGATGCCGCAGTTGAAGAATTGAAAGAAGATTACGCAACAAAGATTGATGACTACCTAAACTACATGGTAGAAGAATGGATGAAAGAAAATCAACTAGCAATCGACACAGGTCTACGTGCCGAAATCGTTGAAGATTTCATCGGTGGTCTACGCAATCTATTCGCAGAACACTATATCGATATTCCAGAAGAAAAAGTTGACGTTGTTCAGGAAATGGCTGACAAAGTTGAAGAACTGGAAGATCGTCTAAACGAAGAAATTCAGCGCAACATTGAGTTCAAAAAAGAAATCAATGAAGCAAAGAAAATCCAGGCCGTGCAAACAGTTTGCGAAGGCCTAACGCAGACTCAGGCAGCAAAACTTAAGTCACTCGCAGAGAGTGTGGAGTTTACTTCTGAGGAAGAATTCGCTGAGAAGTTGTCTACGTTGAAAGAGGCATATGCTCCTTCATCTGTCAAACCAGCCGAAAAAACTGCCCTAGAAGAAGGCGTCGAAATCCCAGAAGATAAGCCAAGACATGTCTCTGCTGATCCTCTAGTTGATGCCGTAGCAAAATCAATCTCTAAATCCGTGGTAAAATAAATAAATTACCATTTAAAAAATTAACAAGGAGTTACTTAAATGTTACTATCTGAAGAACTACAAAAGAAATGGCAACCTGTTCTGGAACACCCAGAACTAGATTCCATTAAGGATCCATATAAGAAAGCCGTTACTGCTATGGTACTTGAGAACCAATCTCAAGCTATGGCATCTGATCGTGCTCAAATGGGTATGTTGAATGAAGCTGGTCCAGGTCCTTCCATGGCTACTGGTTCTGGCATTCAGAACTTTGACCCAATTCTTATCAGCTTGGTTCGCCGTGCGCTGCCTAACCTGATTGCTTATGACGTTGCTGGCGTTCAGCCAATGACCGGACCTACAGGTCTGATCTTTGCTATGCGTGCCAAGTATGGTCAAGACAATACTGCTGCTAACCGTGAAGCATTCTTCAACGAAGCTAACACACAGTTCGCTGGTATTGGTTCCGACACTAACCGTTTCGGTTTCGCAAACAACACCACTGGTGACACATTGACCAACCCAGTTGGCAACGGTTTCACAACAGCTAACACCTTCACAACTGGTATCGGTATGCCTACAAGCACTGCTGAATACCTTGGCTCTAACGGTAACACCGCTTTCGGTCAAATGGCTTTCTCTATCGAGAAGGTTTCCGTTACTGCACAAAGCCGTGCATTGAAGGCTGAATACTCACTAGAACTAGCTCAAGACTTGAAAGCAATTCATGGCTTGGACGCTGAAACAGAATTGTCTAACATTCTGTCCACAGAAATTCTAGCTGAAATCAACCGTGAAGTTATCCGTACAATCTACACTGTTGCTAAGAACGGTGCTCAGTTTGGTACAACAACTGCTGGCGTATTCGACCTTGACACCGACTCTAACGGTCGTTGGTCTGTTGAACGTTTCAAAGGTTTGATTTTCCAAATCGAACGTGATGCTAACGTCATCGCCAAAGAAACTCGTAGAGGTAAAGGTAACGTTCTGATCGTTTCTTCAGACGTTGCTTCCGCTATGGCTATGGCTGGTGTTCTACAGTACACACCTGCTCTTTCTGCTGACCTACAAGTTGATGACACTGGTAACACCTTTGCTGGTCTGTTGCACGGTCGTATCAAGGTCTATATCGACCCATACTTTGGTGGTTACACAAGCAACCAAGAATTGGTTACTATCGGTTATAAGGGTTCTTCTCCTTATGACGCTGGTCTGTTCTACTGCCCATACGTTCCGCTACAAATGGTTCGTGCAGTTGACCAAGATACATTCCAACCTAAGATTGGTTTCAAGACACGTTACGGCATGGTTGCAAACCCATTTGCAGGCGGCGCAAACGTTGACCTAGGTCAGTTGTACTCTAAGCGCAACACCTACTACCGTATTTTCCGTGTTGCAAACTTAATGTAATACCGGTTACGGAATAAAACCACCGTTAAGAGTGGTCTTTAAAGAGGAGCAGAAATGCTCCTCTTTTTTTATGGTTCCTAAATACAGTATAAGGAGTTTTCAAATGGCTATTAAACCAAAAACAACCAACCTATTACAACCAACAAAATTCTCTGTAGTTTTTCCAGAGATTTCAGACACTGTTTATTTTTGCCAAAAAGCAAATATTCCAGGTGTAACAATGGCAGCATTGCCACATCCAACACCAAACTTAGACCTATTCGTAGCTGGTACAAAAATAGAGTATAACACTTTTGACATTACCTTTCTCGTCAATGAAGATTTGTCTGCTTGGCTTGATCTATATAATTGGATCAAAAGAATAACTACAGACATGAAAGGTTATAGTAAAACAAATGGTCAAGCAATACTTACCATTTACTCAAATCAAAACAACCCAAAACTGCGTGTGAAACTTATCAATATCTTTCCACTTTCTTTGGGAGATATTGAGTTCGACACCACCTCATCGGCAGAAGAACACATGACCTGTCCGGCATCTTTCCGATATGACTATTTCGAAATTGAGGAAGTGTGATATAATATAATTTTAAACTGGATTTAATTATGGAAACAATTGAAGATATTATGAAAAACTGGGACCAAGATGCAATTATCGATTCGACGGAACCAGGCAAAGAACTTCTAAAAATACCAACACTACATAATAAGTATTTGAAGATTTTAGTCAAACACAAACTTGCTGTCAAGAGGCTGAACTTTGAATATTCTAGGATGCGTAGAATCAAAGAAGAATATTACAATGGTTCATTGTCACAAGAAGAACTGGAAGAATACGGTTGGGAACCTTTTTTACTGAACGTCAAAACAAAGACAGGCGTTGAAAAATATTTGGACTCCGACAAAGACTTGATTCGTATCCTTGAGAAGAAAATTCACCATGATGAAGCTGTTTCAATCTGTGAATCTATTCTACAAGAATTGAGAAGCAGGACATTTCAGTTGAAAGATTATATTTCATGGGAAAGATTCATAGGTGGTAATTAATGTCATTTTTAGTAGCAAATATTCCTGCAATTAAATGTTTTGTTAGAAAAGAATTTCTATACAATCATGAAAAGGGACACGGAGAACTTGAGCCGTGTGTTTGGATCAGCGCAAAAGCGATTAAGGGTCAAGCATTTCGTATTGAGTCAATGTTGACCAACTATGGTGCATTGTACGATAAGTTACCCATCTCTGCATATGTGTGGAAAGAAGAGGCTTCTGAATATTTACCTCTCGACAATTTACAAATCTGGGACTGTTTATCGTATGACATGGCAGTAATAGAGAAGTCGAATCTCAGAGGGCTTAAAGTAAAATACTTTGGTAAAGATAAGAAGTTTCACTATGGTGATTATCTATTCACGATAGATTTCTGTTCACCAGACTTCAACACATTAAACACTGGCTTCTCTGAAGGTGTGGAAGAACATAAATCATATAACTTTATCAAGCTCGACAACGGGCAATTCGCATGTCAACCAAACAACCGTTGTTTGTGGTATGACGTTTCACTTGTTCCGCCCGATATGAAAACACCAGACTTCAAAATTTCTAAGCAAGTCTACTCTGTCGAAAACGTTTCAAAATGGAGTGCTGGTGGACAAGACAGTTGGTTTTACCAGTTTGAAGAAAAGAATGATTAAAAACTTTGAACAACACTATGTTGAATGGAGAGAAAAAAGAATAGCCAAAATAGAAAAAATTTTTGGTCAAGACTTCTTTAAAAATAAAACCATACTAGAAGTTGGCTGTGGTTACGGTCACATCGGTAAATACTTCAGGGAACATGGTGCTATTCTTGAGTTCACGGAAGGCAGAGAAGAACATCTGCCACACATAAGAGAAAACAATCCAGGTTGCACAGTACACCATATCAATCATAACGATACATGGAATCTAAACAAAAGATTCGATGTGGTCATTCATTTTGGATTGTTATATCACTTAACAAACTGGCAACAAGACTTGGAGTGTGCGTTCAAACACTCCGATACCGTAATACTTGAAACCGAAATTCTAGATTCTATCAAAGAAGATGGTCATTACAATGCAAGGGATGGTGGAGGTTACGACCAGGCATTGAATACATATGAGTTTGCAGTTAGACCTTCAGCAAAATATGTAGAAAGTGTTATACGCAAAAATGGATTTTCTTTCACAAGATATGATGACATGGATCTCGAATGTACATATCACTCTTACGTTTGGAAAGAAACGGGTAAACACGATGAGCTTGGTGGTTATTTCCCAGGTTCGGTAGCAACCAGAAGATTTTGGGTATGTAAAAAGAATGACTGATTTAACGATTACAAAAAAGAATGATGTTCATGTAAAAATTAATTGCGACAGAAGCCTTGCACAAGAACTGTCAGACTTTTTCACGTTCTTTGTACCAGGGTTTCAATTCACACCAGCATACAGAAACAAAATCTGGGATGGAAAAATACGCCTATTTGATCTACGAACATTTGAAATATATCATGGTTTACTTCCATACATTGAAACTTTCTGTGAAGAACGTGGCTACAAATTTGAGTATGGTAATCCTAGACCCGATTTAACGGACGATTATTCTGAATACTTGGCTGACAAGTTCATCAAAGAATTGGACGTACATTCTAGGGGTGATCCTATTGGTGTTCGTGATTATCAAAAGACAGCATTCGTAAATGCAATGCGTAATCGTAGAGGGCTATTTCTATCACCAACTGCATCAGGAAAGTCCTTAATCATTTATTTAATCTTACGACAGCTACTTGACTATAAAGGCTGTAAAAAAGGTTTGATCGTGGTACCCACCACATCTTTGGTTGAACAATTAACATCCGACTTTGCTGATTATTCTACAGCAAATGGCTTTGATGTTGATACCTCGGTGCATAAAATATACCAAGGTAAAGACAAAGATTCCGAAACAGCTAAGGTGTACATATCAACCTGGCAATCGATTTACAATCAACCCAAAGAATACTTTGAACAGTTTGATTTTGTTATTGGTGACGAAGCACACTTATTCAAAGCACAGTCATTGACCAAAATAATGACTCAATGCACAAACACAAAGTATAGAATCGGTTTGACTGGTACTTTGGACGGAACAAAAACACACAAACTGGTATTAGAAGGTCTTTTTGGTCCGGTTCTACGTGTGACAACAACCAAAGAGTTGATGGACAACAAACAGGTTGCAGATTTCACAATCAAATGTTTAGTTTTAAAGCATGACGATGAAATATGTGGGCTGATGAAAAAGAAAACCTATCAAGAAGAAATAGAATATCTAATTCTGAATGAAACTAGAAACAAGTTTATCAAAAATCTTTCGGTATCTTTAAAAGGAAACACACTGATTCTTTATCAATACGTTGACAAACATGGTAAAATCCTATATGATATGATTACTAAAACGAAGAATATTGGAGATAGAAAAGTATTCTTCGTTTATGGTAAAACAGATACTGAGATTCGTGAAGAAATACGCCGTATCACTGAAACTTTGAATGATGCAATTATCGTAGCAAGTTATGGTACCTTTTCTACTGGTATCAACATTAGAAATCTACACAATATCATATTCGCATCTCCATCAAAGTCAAGGGTACGTAACTTGCAATCTATCGGACGTTCATTACGTTTAGGTGAAAACAAGGACAAGGCAGTTCTTTACGATATAGCAGATGATTTAAGATACAAAGAACATATGAACTTCACACTCCGTCATTTCGTAGAAAGAACGAAGATATATAATGAGGAGAAGTTCACATATAAACTTTATAAGATAGGGTTAAAAAATGGAATCAATCAACATCCTGAGACTTAAAACTGGTGAGGATATTGTTTGTTATATGGAACAGTATGGTGCAGATGAATATTCTGTTCGTGATCCTATGCTTTTTGAAATGCACATTAACCAAAAAACTTCTAAAGTTTCCATCGTACTAGATCATTGGCTTCCAGTTTATGTTTTAAAAGATAACGAGGCAATCATCAAATCTTCCGATGTTCTAACTGTTCTAGAAGCTACACCTGAATTGAATCAATACTATGAAACATCTGTTCAGGTATTTTACGAAGCAAGACAGCTTAAGGAAAAGACGGATAACACATCAGCATCTAGCGATGCTGACTTAACGGAAGCTGATAAGAATTTGTTACTGGAACTAATTGATCTGGATAACGTTAAACACATACATTAATTATTATCTGACAGAGGGTACATATCGGACTGTACACACTTGTCAAGTGGAAATCAAGCTATAGAATGGTGAACATGACAACAAATACCAAAAAACATTACATTAACAACGCAGACTTCTGTGCCGCTCTCAGTGCATACAAAGAGGCAGTCAAACAGGCCAAGAAAGAACAGAAGCCCAAACCAAACATTCCCAACTACATTGGAGAGTGTTTCATCAAGATTGCTGAAGGCTTGTCACACAAACCAAACTTCATCAATTATCCATTTCGAGAAGAAATGGTTGCAGATGGTATAGAGAACTGCTTGATGTACTTTGAAAATTTTGATACTACCAAATCAAGCAATGCGTTTGCATACTTTACACAGATTATCTACTATGCCTTCCTTAGAAGGATACAGAAAGAAAAGAAACAACTGTATGTCAAGTACAAAGCTACTGAACAGTTTGGTATTCTAGATGAACATGAACTTCTAGGTTTCGAAGAAGCAACAGGTAGACAGTTTGAAATGTATGATAACATTTCCGAATTTATCGAAAACTTTGAAGAAACGAAAAGGAAGAAAAAGGAAGAAAAGCAAGCTAAAAAAGGTATAGAAAATTTCTTGGAGTGATTATGATGTTGAAAACACAGTTAGGTGCTATTAGAGGTAATCCAAAAGTAGGATTCACTTGTTCTTGTTTTGACTTGTTTCATGCTGGACATGTTATGATGTTAAAAGAAGCCAAAGAGCAGTGTGATTATTTGATTGTGGGATTACAAACCGACCCCACTATCGACAGGGAATGGAAGAATAGACCCATTCAAACGGTATTTGAAAGATACGTACAACTAGATGCATGTAAGTATGTGGATGAAATTGTACCATATGCAACGGAAAAAGAGTTGTTGGACATATTGACTTCTTATCCTATTGATGTTAGGATCATTGGTGAGGAATACCGTGACAAACAGTTCACTGGTTATAATTTATCAATGGAGGTGTACTTCAACAGCCGTCAGCACAGTTTCTCCACTACGGAACTGCGTCAACGTGTTTTGGATGCACCTAAAAAAATACAAGATTTGAAAGAATAAATGAAAGTTGCACTCATTACCGATCAACATTTTGGCGCACGTAACGATTCTATCCATTTTCTAGACTTCTATGAGAAGTTTTATTCTGGCACCTTTTTTCCCACATTGGAAAAAGAGGGCATTAAAACAGTATTGATTCTTGGAGATACCTTTGACCGCAGAAAGTATGTGAACTTCTATTCGCTACATAGAGCCAAAAGAATGTTCTTTGATCCTTTGGCTGTGAGAGGTATACAGGTTTACATGTTGATCGGTAATCACGATACTTATTACCGAAACACCAACGAAGTTAACTCACCTGAGTTGGTTCTTGAAGATTATGGTAACATCAACCCCATTTCTTCTCCTTGTGTTATTGATGTTGGTGGTACAAATATTTTGATGATGCCCTGGATTTGTTCAGAAAATCACGAAGAATCTCTGAACATGTTGAAAACTGCCAAAGCAGATATTTGTATGGGACACTTTGAAATTGCAGGTTTCGCCATGTATCGTGGCATGAAATCAGAAGAAGGACTTGAGCGTGATCTATTCAGGCGCTTTGATTTTACTTTTAGTGGGCACTATCACCATAAATCTAGTAATGGGGATATACATTACTTGGGCAATCCTTACGAACTCACCTGGCAAGACTATGGTGATAGCCGTGGTTTTCACATCTTTGATACTACTACAAGAAAACTTGATTTTATCAAAAATCCTAACTCAATTTTCCATAAAATTACCTACGATGACAAGTCCAACGATATCAAAACAATCGCAGGAATGGATTTGAGTGTATATAAAAATACGTATGTCAAAGTTGTGGTAGTAAATAAAACAAACCCTTATGTGTTTGATATGTTCATCAACAAACTCTATGAGGTTGGTACTTTGGATATTACCATAGCGGAAGATTTGTCTGAACAGGATGACGAAACAGAAGATGGTGTCGATCAAGCAGAAGATACGGTAACAATTCTGAATAAGTATGTTGAAAACTTGACAACTGATTTGGATAAGTCTAAACTTAAAGATATTATGAAACAACTATATGTTGAAGCCTTGAACGAAGAAGCATGATTATTTTTAAAAAAATTAGATGGAAAAATTTTCTTTCTACAGGAAACAGTTTTACGGAAATTGACTTAACACGTTCAACAAATACACTTATTGTTGGACACAACGGTGCAGGCAAGTCCACTATTTTGGACGCACTGACATTTGGTCTTTTTGGTAAACCTTATCGTAAGATTAACAAACCACAATTGATTAACACCATCAATGATGGTAAGTGTGTGGTTGAGATTGAGCTTTCGATTGGTAAGAAAGAGTATAAGATCGTTCGTGGTATAAAGCCCAACGTATTTGAAATTTACTGCGACAACAAACTTGTCAATCAGGATGCTAAGGCAACCGATTATCAGGAACACCTTGAGCGTTTCATTTTGAAACTCAACTATAAGTCCTTTACACAGGTTGTTATTCTTGGTTCCGCTTCCTTTGTACCCTTTATGCAACTGTCTGCTGGTGATAGAAGGACTATCATCGAAGAATTGTTGGACATTGGTATCTTTTCTTCTATGAATAGTGTCGTAAAGACACACATAAGTGCGATCAAAGACAATCAAAAAGATTTCGATTACAAAATAAAACTTCTCAAAGAAAAAATTGAGATGCAAAAAACTCATATCGAAGAACACAAAAAGAATTACGAACTTGAAATCGAAAAGAAGAATGTTGAGATTGGTAGAAATGAAGAATTCATCACCAAAACTTTAACAAACCTGGAGTTGATTCAGAAACACGTTGATGCTTTGAATAAACAAATCGCTGATGAACAAGAGCAAAATAAACGCAATACGAAACTGTTGACTCTACAATCAAAGTTTGAAGATAATGTACGCAAGTTGAATAAAGAGATTTCTTTTTATGAAACAAACGATAACTGTCCTACATGTCATCAAACAATTATGGAAGAAACCAAGAGTAAACAAATCGATGAAAAGAAAACAAAGATCGGTGAAATTGAAACTGCAACATCTAAACTCAATGAAGAACTGAACAAAGTATTGGCTAGAATAAATCAAATTGGATTAATTCAGAAACATATTTCTGAACACAATTCTGAAATGGTTCGTTTGAATACACAAGTAAAAGAAGTGTCTAAGCGTTCCAGAAAGTTGTTGGATGAAATCGGTGAGTTGAAGAAAACTACAGAATCCAATGGTAACGACAATGAAAAACTTAAAGAGTTGAATGTTGAACTTATTAAAGCAGATAAATCTGCGGAAGATTTGGCACTAGAAAAACAATACTACGAATATGCAGCAACTCTTTTGAGAGATACAGGAATAAAAACAAAAATCATCAAGCAATATTTGCCGATCATGAACAAGTTGATTAACAAATATTTGACAGCAATGGACTTCTTTGTCAACTTCAACCTCGATGAAAACTTTGAAGAAACAATTAAGTCTAGGCACCGTGATGAATTCAGTTATGCATCTTTTTCCGAAGGTGAGAAAATGCGTATTGACTTATCCTTGCTATTCACTTGGAGACAGATAGCAAAGATGAAAAATTCTACCAACACCAATCTGCTTATTTTGGACGAGGTATTCGATTCATCACTTGATGGTGTTGGTATGGAAGAATTTATGAAACTTTTGAATAGCCTAGATAAGAATACAAACGTATTTGTCATTTCTCATAAAGGTGACCAGTTGTTTGATAAATTTAGAAGTGTGATTCGATTTGAGAAAAAAGGTAACTTTTCACAGGTAGCAAAATGAATAATGAATTTAAAAATGATTTAAGTGTAATACGTATCGACACAAATCCATATAAGACTGATACGACAATACAGAAAGTAGAAATTGAAGTTTTTCCTTTGGTGCCGGAAACTCATCCAGCATTGCGTAAGTCTTTGCCGCAATTTAACTTTACGAATCCACCAGTGGACCCTAACAAATTTGCCAGTTCACTTGTTGAAACTTGCAGGAAGCATGGCGCACTTGGTCTTTCTGCCAATCAGTGTGGCTATGAGCATCGTGTATTTGTTATGGGTAACGATGACAGTTATGTTGCTTTCTTTAATCCTAGGATTATTGAGACTTCCCAGAATATTGATAAAATGGAAGAAGGATGTTTAACTTATCCTGATCTTTTCCTTTCTGTGGAAAGACCTAGTGAAATTTTGGTAGAATACCAAGACTTCACCGGAGAGACTAAGCAAGCCAAATATACCGGTTTAACTGCACGTTGTTTCCAACATGAGCTTGACCATCTAAACGGAAAGGTGTATACTCACCTTGTAAAGCCGTTAGCGCTTCAAATGGCAATGAAAAGGCGTAGCAAACTTATTGATAAGCGCCGAAAGTTACAAAAACAACTCATGGAAAAAACGAAACATGTCTCTAAACAACTGGCCGGACTACGTTAAAAAAGATTGGGAAAAGTGGAAAGAGCAAAACCCACCCACAAAAAATGTAGATGAAGCCGAACTGAAGAACATACTTATCAAAGATTTGACGTATGCGTCCAGCATGGATGTTAAAGAATACACACTGTATCAGAAATGGTGTGAAATTCAGGAAAAATATCCTGCACATGATGACCTTTTTGAAGGTAAAACACTGGACAATCCTGAACAAGGTGACATGATTCGTCAAGTTAAATCTAACATTTGGATTCCAGAATCTCCTGATGATTTCGAAAAGCTAGAACCGACTATGATTTTTACCGATGATTCGGAAGAAATCGAACGTCTTTTGCTTGATGGTACTACTGCGAAACAAAAGACAAAACGTTCTGATCTACCTGAACGTTGGAACACCGTTCGCACATTCATTTCGACAATGAAAAACAATTCAAACATCGGTCGAAATCTCAACTTCATGGTTGCCGATAAAGTCACCGGTAAATACCTTGGTGTCGTTTGCATTTCATCTGATTTTCTTGACCTTACTCCACGTGATAAGTACATTGGTTGGGAACGTGAAAAGAAAACGCAAGGTGGTATGATTAATTATACTGCCATTGGTTCATCGATTGTTCCTCTACAGCCGCTCGGTTATAATTACATGGGTGGAAAACTTCTTGCACTTCTGTGCTTATCTGATACTGTTCAACGTCTATGGAAGGAAAAATATGGAGATATTCTTGTCGGTGTTACTACCACTTCTTTATATGGTAACACAAAGTCCAACGGTCTATCACAGTATGACAATCTTGAATACTGGCAAAAAATGGGATTCTCTAGTGGATCTGTTGCGTTTGAACCACGAAAGTCAACTCTCAACCTGATCTGGGAATGGTTGAAAGAAAACCATCCTGAAAAGTATTTCGAATGGTGGGAAGCAAAGAAAGAGAATGGTCTTCCTTTCAAACGTGACCACAAAAACCGTTCTTTACACTTTGCATATCCTAAACTGGGTATTCCCAAAGAACTGACACGTACCGATCACCAACGAGGTATCTATTTTTCACCATTGTATGATAACACCTGTGAATTCCTACGTGGTGAAATTGCAGAAAAAGACCTGGTCAAGTCTTTTGATACAAGCGAAAAAGCACTTTCGGATATTTGGAAAGCCAAGTATGCAAAAGGTCGTATTCGCCAACTGCAAAAGAAGAACAATGTTTCTTATGAATCACTGTTCTACGATGACCTTATTTACCTTTCCTGGGAAGAGACAAAAGAAAAGTACCTAACCCAGGTTGGTAGATAATCATTTGTACCTCTTTTTCTGTTGACAAAAGAGATACATAATAGTATGATATGAATTCTCGCAGTTGCGAGTCCTTTAACCTTAAATTATGGAGTGATTATGAAACAATCTGCTAAACAACGCCTTCTAGCTTTCTTGACCAAGAATGATGGTTACAACACATTCAGCACTGCTCAAGCACGTGCCCGTTTTGGAATCAAGAACGTATCTGCTCGTATTTCCGAGCTACGTCAAGAAGGTTACGCTATTTACACCAACACGAAAACTCGTGGTAACGGTACTAAAGTTTCCGTTTATCGCCTTGGTACTCCCTCCAAGACTTTCAAAGCACAATGCCGTGCTAATGGTGTTCGCCCTCAAGCCGTTTGAGTATAGCTTGACCTGAGGAGAGTACCACTTTCGAGTGGTCTCTCCTTTTTTTTATTTTGGAGTACAAATGGAAATCGAAATTAAAACAGAAGAACTAAGAAAGAAAAGCCTATTTGTGGCTACACCAATGTATGGTGGCATGAACCATGGACTCTACATGAAAGCCTGCCTTGACTTACAAGGGATGTGTATTCAATATGGAATCAATATCAGGTTTTCTTTTCTTTTCAACGAATCACTAATCACTAGAGCAAGAAATTATCTGGTTGATGAATTCTTGAATCGTTCAGATTGCACACACATGCTTTTCATCGATTCAGATATCAATTTTAATCCACAAGATGTAATTGCTATGCTTGCATTGGATAAAGAAATCATTGGTGGTCCTTATCCAAAGAAAGCTATCAAATGGCGTTCAGTCAAGAAGGCTGTACAACTGCATCCTGATGTTGAACCAGGTCAGTTGGAAAAAGTTGCAGGTGATTTTGTTTTCAATCCAGTAAAAGGCACTGCACAGTTTTCTGTTTCAGAGCCACTAGAAGTTATGGAAATTGGAACAGGCTTCATGATGATTAAACGTGAAGTTTTCCCAGCTATGGAAAAAGCATATCCTCAACTGCGTTACAAACCAGACCATGTTGGACAAGCACACTTTGACGGCTCCCGTTACATTCATGCTTTCTTCGACACGATCATTGATACCAAAGACTCTGCCACAGGTGGTGGTTCAGACCGCTATCTGAGTGAAGATTATATGTTCTGCCAGTTGTGGCGTAAAACAGGTGGTCAAATTTGGTTGTGCCCATGGATGAGAACACAACACATCGGTACTTATCATTTCCAAGGTGATATGCCAGCAGTGGCAAATTATGTTGGAGAAATGTAATGATTGTTGGTTTACTTGGATTTATAGGTTCAGGTAAAGGCACTGCCGGTGACATTCTTAAAGATATGGGATTTACCCCTATCAGCTTTGCAAAAGGTGTTAAGGATGTCACAGCAGAAATGTTTGGTTGGCCTCGTCACCTTTTGGAAGGTGACACTCAACATTCCAGAGTGTGGCGAGAAATACCTGATGCATTTTGGTCTAATGAGTTTGGTAAAGACTTCACACCTAGAGAAGCACTTCAATTGATGGGTACAGAAGTTGGACGTAATGTTTTTCATGAAGATTTTTGGGTTATCAAACTGAAGAACTACATTCAAAATGCGCCACAACAAAACTATGTTATTACAGATGTTCGATTTCAAAATGAAATTAACTTCCTGAATGAAGAAGGTGCTGTATTAATTGAAATTAAGAGAGGCATTAGCCCTCACTGGTATGATATTGCCGCAAAGGCGAATCGTGGTGATATAAAGGCTGAAAAATTCATGTTAGAACAAATCAAAATGCATGAATCCGAATGGAGATGGATTGGTGGTACTATCGACCACACCATTGAAAATGATGGAAGTCTGGAAGACTTAAAGAAAAACCTAACAAAATGCTTGATTAGTTCCTTTGGTGCTGATACAATTCGTGAATCTTTTAAAGGAGTATTGTAATGAAACTATCCACAAATACTGTGAATGTATTGAAAAACTTTTCTGTCATCAATGAAGGTATCTTCATCAAGAAAGGTAATGTAATTGAAACCATTTCTAAGCAGAAGAACATTCTCGCACGTGCAGAGTTGTCTGATAACTTTGACCAAGAATTTGGAATCTATGACTTGAACAACTTCCTTGGTGTACTATCACTACAGAAAGATAGCACTGAGCTTGAGTTTGATGACAAAAACATTCTTATCAAGGCTTTTGCCGGTAAGAGTCAAATCAAATATCGTAAAGCCGCTAAAGAAATGATTTTGGTTCCACCTGATAAAAAGGTGAACATGACCAATCCTGAAATCTCTTTCACACTTAGCGCAGAAGAAATTGCATGGGTTACCCGTGTTGCAAATCAACTCAGTTCTCCAAACATTGCATTCGTTTCAGACGGTACAAAAGTTGAGATTCAATCGTATGATGCGAAAGATGATTCTGCTCACGTTAACACCACTGAAATCGGTACAAATTCTACTGGTAAAAACTATCGAATGATTTTTGCAACCGAGAATCTTAAGTTCATTGAAGGTTCATATGATGTTAAGATTTCTGCAAAGGGTGTTGCACATTTCAAAAACACTGTAACTCCTGTTGAATACTGGGTTATGGCTGAAAGCGGTTCTAAGTACGAGGGTTAATATGACAGCAGTAACTACACTCTATGGCACTTTTTCTGAAGATGATCTGAAGTCGATTCGTGATTCTCTATCTGAAATTTCCAATGAAATGACCATCATCGAATCGCACAAAGAAGCCATTAAGGATATTATGGATGCAATGTATGATGCACATAAGATTCCTAAGAAAGTTCTTCGCCGTATGGCTAAAGCACACCACAAACAATCTTTCCAGGAAGAAGTAACACTCGATAATGAATTTGAGGCACTCTATACTGGTGTCACCGAAACAAAATGAACGATACCAATCGTAGAAATTTTGTGAAAGGCCTGGGTATCTCAGGCCTTTTTTTGACTGGTGTTGCTGGTTATAAAGAAGTTAAAGATCGAATTGTATATAAGCAAGACGAACTACCAACCGTTGAGTTGGAAAAACAGCTTGAAGGTAAACCCGTATTGCAATTACATGCAACGTATGGTGAAGAATTACCACCGCAACAGACTATTTATGGAAACTATATTTTTATTGGTACTGGTCCAAATTACAAACCAGGTACAGAAAAACGTGTTTCAGTTAATATTGTACCAGGTCCTGACGGCAAACTATACGTCAAAGAGAATGACACTTGGCGTAAAATCTGATACAATGATGTTTTATATTATGGAGAAGTTGAATGAGCGAACAAATGTTGTGGGTAGAAAAGTATCGTCCTCGTAAAGTACAGGACAGTATTCTTCCAGATAATCTTAAAACTACATTTCAGGAATATGTTAACAGAAAAGAAATCCCGAATTTGCTACTTGCTGGATCCGCAGGGGTCGGCAAGACTACAATCGCAAGAGCCCTTTGTGAAGAAGTCGGATGCGACTACATCGTTATCAACGGGTCGGATGAAGGCCGCCTTATTGAGACCTTTCGAACCAAAATCAAAAACTATGCATCATCGATGAGTCTTTCTGGCGGCCGAAAGGTTGTCATTATCGATGAAGCAGATTACACCAATGCTGAATCTGTTCAGCCAGCGTTGCGTAACTTTATGGAAGAGTTTTCAAATAACTGCTCTTTCATTCTGACATGCAACTTCAAAAACAAAATCATTGCACCTCTACATTCTCGTTGTTCTGTTGTGGACTTCAAAATCCAGAACGGTCAAAAAGCGAAAATGGCCGCACAGTTCTTTAAACGTGTTGAAAACATTCTCCAACAAGAAGAAATTACCTATGATAAGCAGGTAGTTGCTGCGGTAATTACAAAGCATTTTCCAGACAATCGCCGTATTCTAAACGAGCTTCAACGTTATTCTTCTAACTCCGATAAGACTATTGACAGTGGTATTCTAGCAGCCGTTTCGGATGTTAATATTACTGACCTTGTAAAAGCATTGGCTTCCAAAGATTTTGCGACTGCACGTAAGTGGGTTACAAACAATCTGGACTCCGATGCAAGTGCTATCATTCGTAAAATCTATGATAGCCTGTATGAATTCCTCAAGCCAGAAAGCATTCCTCCTGCTGTTTTGATTCTATCTAAGTATCAATATCAGTCTGCGTTTGTTGCTGACCAGGAAATCAATCTTGTTGCATGTTTGACTGAATTCATGGTTGAATGTGAGTTCAAGTAATGGCAGACGTATTCAAAGATATCGTTCCGAGCATTCTTCAAACCAAAAAGAATGTCTTGGACAACAATAAGGACTACAAATCATTTCTGGTAAACCGTGCGCTTTCATATCATATGGACTGCATTTTGTATGTAAACCAGATGAACATGAACCACCAGCTTGATCCAGAGCTTCAATATCAGTATCTTCTAAATACCATCAGACCGATAAAACGGAAATTTCAACCGTGGCAAAAAGCATCAACGGTTAAGGACATGGACTGCGTAAAACAATATTTTGGTTACTCTGACGAGAAAGCAAAAGAAGCCTTGCGTATTCTATCTGATGAACAAATCACTTTGATAAAAGAAAAACTAGAAAAAGGTGGAGTGAAGAAATAATGATTAAAGTAGAAGATATGGTAGAAGTGACACTAGGAGAAAAAGACGACTTTTTAAAAGTGCGTGAAACTCTCACAAGAATTGGTGTTGCATCCAAAAAAGAGAAAATCTTATACCAGTCTTGTCATATCTTACACAAGCAGGGCAAGTATTATATCGTTCATTTTAAAGAGCTATTCTCTTTGGATGGAAAACCTACAGACCTCACAGAGAATGATATTGCACGTAGAAATACGGTAGCAAATCTGTTGTCTGACTGGGAGTTGGTTAAGATTGTTGATAAGGAAAAAACAAAGGAACCCTCTGTCTCCTTGTCTCAGGTTAAGATCATTTCTCACAAAGAAAAAGCGGAATGGCAATTAATACCGAAATATAACATCGGAAAAAAGCCACAACCGGCTAAATAATTTTATCCCAATCGAGATGGGAACAAGGTCGGTGGTAACCTTGTAAAAAACCATCGCCAATTCTGCCCACCTTAGGGCCTGTTTGATGCTACGGCAAAAGGCGTCCGTGTAATTACACCTCTGACACGTAAGTTCAGACCAGTATAAGGTAAGCTGGATTAATGCTATGCCGTTTGGGTAGCAAAACATTAACTCGCTTTTCAAGGAGAACTCTATGAACTATGGTAGATCACTACTTCCTGCAACCGTTGGTTTTGACCGCTTTCTTTCCACCATGGAAGAATTCGACAAAATGTTTGAAGGTGCAAAAGTACAAACATATCCCCCTTACAACATCATCAAAGAAAATGATACCGAATACACAATCGAAATTGCTGTATCTGGTTTCAAACGTGATGAAATTGAAATTACTACAGAGGGTAACAAACTGTATGTAAATGGGGCTATTAAAACCACACATTCCGACACAAAAGACTACCTGCATAAAGGTATTGGTACAAGAAACTTCGCACATAAGTATACACTTTCCGATACTGTTATCGTGAAAGGTGCGGATATTGTGGACGGTTTGCTGGTTATCAACTTGGTGAATCAAATTCCTGAGGAAAAAAAGCCTAGGAAAATCCAGATTGGTAAAAATACAACAGACCACTTGACAGGTTGACGTAGATAAGGTAGAATTCAGTCATATCAATTGAATTCTATCATGGAACTAATTTTCACAAACGTAGCTTTATTTGCAACCGGCGCATTTCTTGGTGCGCTGGTTGGTCGTATTGTAACCTTTGGTGTTATGGCGGTTGCCATGATTGTTATGATGGTGCTAAAATGAAAAAGAACGTATTGACACAACCTATCAAGATGCGGAACAAATTCAGTCCGTCAGAAATCTATTACACTTTCCCACAATGGGGTATTAAAGAGATTGATGGCGTTCAGTTTTTGCCTGTCAACAAAAATTATCCAACACATACAAGCACACAGCAAATTCATTACATTCGCAAAGATTCTTTGGAAAGAGTAAAATGAGTTATGCAGTTGTTGCACTTTTAGTATTACTGTATAATTTTGCTCTTGTTGCAGGCACAGTATATTTGATTGTGTTTTATGATTGGAGTCCTTGGTGGTTTCTTCTAACTATTTTATTGTTGGTTAATGCTGAAAGAAAAAAATGAAAGTTGCACTTTGTTCTGACCTTCACCTTGAGTTTGGTACCATTTCTTTGGAAAATACTGAAGGCGCAGAGGTTCTACTTCTATCTGGTGACATTTGTGTTGCCAAAGATATCAATGCTCCCGATATGTACGGAATCAATGATTCTGAGAGAATGGTTCGTATTTACAATTTTTTCAAAGAATGTAGCGAAAGGTTTCCCCATGTTATTTACATCGCCGGGAATCATGAACATTATCACGGTGATTTTCGTTTTACTCTTGGAACTCTCCGTAGTGGGCTTTCTGATTTCACTAATGTTCATATTTTAGAAAAAGCATTTCTAGAAATTGGTGATACAATGTTCTTTGGTGCTACACTGTGGACAGACATGAACAAGGAAGATCCTAACACGCTTTATGGTATCAAAGGTTACATGAATGATTATCGTGTCATCACTGATGCAGATAATGACGTTCATTACCGTGACCAAGATGGAAACTTTCACACTCGTACAGGTAAATTCAGTCCTGAGGAAAGTGTTCGTGAACACAAAGAAACCTTGAAGTTGTTGCATGAGGCAATTTCTTATCGTCCTACCGATAAGTGGGTTGTCGTTGGTCACCATGCTCCAAGTAAATTGTCCACCAAACCAGAATATGAAGATGATGTGATGGTCAATGGTGCATACAGTTCTGATTTGTCTGAATTCATTTTGAATCATCCTCAGATCAAACTTTGGACACATGGTCACACACATCACAATTTCGATTACATGATTGGTGGTACTCGTATTGTTGCTAACCCTCGTGGTTATCACAAATACGAACATCAAGCAGATATCTTTGAGCTTCAATTCATTGAAGTTTGATAAATATAACTTCTGGGGTTCGTATAATGGATAATACAGGGGTCTTCTAAGCCCTTAATAGAGGTTCGATTCCTCTACCCCGGACCATTTTTTAATATAAAAGGAAATAAAATGAAAACAGTTGGTGATACTCTTGAACCGTTCGTTGTAACTGGTGTTAAACCTGGTCAACCTGCGGATGCTTTTTTCGATATTACAGAAAAAAGTTTTGAAGGTAAGTGGAAGGTAATTGTATATTACCCTAAAGATTTTACGTTTGTTTGTCCAACTGAAATTGTTGCATATGATAAACTTACACAGGACTTTGAAGATCGTGATGCCGTCCTTTTGACTGGCAGCACAGATAACGAGTTCTGTAAGGTTGCATGGCAAAAGGCACATCCCGACCTACAGAAAATCACTCACACACAATTTGCCGATACGCAACGTTTCGATTCAGCTACCTGCGAAAGCAAGAGCTTGATGGAACAACTAGGAGTATTTTATGCTCCAGCTGGTGCCGCACTCCGTGCAACATTCATTGTTGATCCAGATAACGTCATTCAACACGTTACTGTAAACAACTTGAACGTTGGTCGTTCACCAGAAGAAACCCTGCGTGTACTCGATGCACTACAAACTGGTGAATTGTGTGCATGTAACCGTACTGTTGGTGGAGAAACACTGTAATGGCATTCATTGACGCTGTAAAACAAGCGTTGCCGGATTACGCAAAAGATACCAAGTTAAACCTTGATGCGGTTCTTTTGCGTAGTTCCCTTGACGTTGACACGGCTATGGGTTGTGCTGTAGCCGCTCTTGCCGCAACTGGTAATGGAAAACTATTGGGTGTACTTCTTGCTGATGCACCTGTTGAAGCTAATGCGGCTATGACAGCAGCAAGTCTTATGGCTCAAAACAACGTGTGGTATCCTTATGTTGAAATGACTAATGATCCTCAACTAGAAGGTTTGCCTGCTCAGTTGCGTATGAATGCAATTTCTACGCATGGTGGTACAACTAAAGAACGTTTTGAAGCATATAGTTTAGCCGCAAGTATTGTTGGTAAATGTCATTTCTGTGTGAAAGCACACTATGATGGATTGAAAAAAATGGGTTACACGGTTGAACAACTCCGTGATATTGGTCGAATTGCGGCAGTAATGAATAGTGCCGCTAAAGTTTTGAATAGTTGATGAAACAAAAATTTCGTGATGCTTATATGAAAACGGCCGAGGTGTTCGCAGAACTATCCACGGCTCGTAGACTACATGTTGGTGCGATTATTGTAAAAGATGATCGCATCATCTCCATTGGCTACAATGGAATGCCTTCCGGTTGGGACAACAATTGCGAATCTGAATTCCTTGATGAAAATGATAAACCCGTTCTAAGGACAAAACCCGAGGTGCTTCATGCAGAAACTAACGCAATTGCTAAAGTGGCAAAATCTACCGTATCTAGCGATGGTGCTACAATGTTTGTTACTCATGCTCCCTGTATTGACTGTGCCAAATTGGTCTATCAAAGTGGGATTAATTCTGTTTATTATCGTAACGATTATCGCAGTGTGCAAGGGATTGAATTTCTCAGAAAAGCAGGAGTAAATGTAGAGAAGATTTAATTTCATAAGGTGAAATGTTTGTATTCCTAAATATCTTTAACGTTGTGCCGGAGAAAAACAATGAAACTAAGCATACTGAATTGTCCCGATAAAGACTTTAAATTCTATGTGAAAGATTCGGTTCTTTTCTATGCGGAACAACTTATTCCCAGCAAAAGACTTAGAAACAACGTACATCTAACCGTAAAGTTCAACGAAAAGTTAGATTTCTGGGGTCTAGCATCCATTGAAGATTACAATGCTTCAAATAAACCAAGACAGTTTTTGATTGAAATGCATCCTTGGATTGGTGCAAAAAGTATCATCAAAACTCTAGCACATGAAATGGTGCATATCAAACAGTTTGTTAATGGTGAAACCAACGAAACACTTTCAAAGTGGAAAGGTACACCAATCGATTCAGACAACTTGGATTACTATTTACATCCATGGGAAATGGAAGCATACAGTTTAGAACCTGGGCTTTTTACCAAGTATGTTGTCAAACAACAATTATGGAACGTATTTGAGGAAATTATAAACCCAGATGCACCTATAGAAAAATGTGAAATTGGTTGGAAAAAAGTTTAATTTTTTTAAAAAAAAGTTCTAAACCTCTTGCCAAAACGCCTATATAATCC